AAACTGTGGCCAGTATTACTTGACCACTACAGTAAGCATAATGGAAAGGTTGAACCAGCACGGGATCATCCGGCGTTTTATCTGGTACATGATGAACCAAATACCTGGCAGACCAGCTATAAATGGCGAGAGCTGAAGCAACGCCACATCCTCGGATGGGGTAACGGGTACACCCGGGTTAAGCGCAGCAGGCGCGGAGAAGTTATCGCCCTGGATTGCTGTATGCCGTGGGAAACGACCCTGATCAATACTGGCGGGCGTTACACCTACGGGTTGTATAACGAAGAGGGCTCTTTCGCCATCAGCCCTGACGATATGATCCACATCCGGGCACTGGGTAATAACCAGAAAATGGGGCTTAGCCCTGTAATGCAGCATGCCGAAACAATAGGTATGGGGATGAGCGGCCAGAAGTACACGGAAAGCTTCTTCAGCGGCAATGCCCGCCCGGCAGGGATTGTATCTGTTAAAAGCGGACTCACTAAGGAAAGCTGGGGCTGGCTTAAAGAGCAGTGGCAGAAGGCGGCGCAAGCATTACGCAGCCAAGAGAACAAAACCATGCTGCTGCCTGCCGATCTGGACTACAAGGCGCTGACTGTATCGCCAATTGACGCCCAGATTATTGACATGTCAAAACTCAATCGTTCGATGATCGCCGGAATTTTTAACGTGCCGGCACACATGATTAATGACCTCGAAAAAGCCACTTTCAGCAATATCACACAGCAGGCAATTCAGTTTGTCCGCTACTCCATGATGCCATGGGTGACGAACTGGGAGCAGGAACTAAACCGCCGTCTATTTACTCGCTCTGAGCTGGCTGCCGGATATTACGTCCGGTTTAACCTCACAGGCCTGTTACGGGGTACCCCGCAAGAACGCGCGCAGTTCTATCACTTTGCCATCACCGATGGGTGGATGAGCCGCAACGAAGCACGCGCTTTCGAGGATATGAACCCTGTCGACGGCCTGGACGAAATGCTTGTTAGCGTTAATGCCGCCAATCCGGCTAACGATTTCAAAACCACCAAAACCGAAGAGGATAAAACCGATGAGTGATCGCGAGACTCGCTGTTACAGCGGTGAGGTCCGTGCCGAGCAGCAGGGCGAGCAGCCCACGCGAATTATCGGTTACGGCTCGGTGTTTAACAGTCGCTCAGAACCCCTTTGGGGATTCCGCGAAATTATCAAACCAGGCGCTTTCGATGATGTGCTTGGTGACGATATCCGTGGGTTATTTAACCATGACCCGAACTTTATTCTCGGGCGCAGTGCCTCCGGCACGTTGAGCGTTAGCGTCGATGATAAAGGTCTTCGCTACGATATTTCTGCTCCTGATACCCAGACTATCCGCGATCTGGTACTGGCTCCGATGATGCGCGGTGATATCAATCAGTCGTCGTTTGCATTCCGGATCGCCCATGATGGTGAGAACTGGTATCAGGACGAAGAAGGGATAGTCATTCGCGAAATTAACCGTTTTTCACGCCTTTTTGATGTCAGTCCGGTGACTTATCCGGCATATCAGGAGGCAGATTCTGGAATTCGTTCCATGAAAGCCTGGCAGGAAGCGCGCGACAGCGGCGCGCTGGCGCAAGCCATTAATCAACGAATGGCGCGTGAGCGCCTGCTGACTCTTCTTAACGCGTAAGGAAAAACTATGAAATTGCACGAACTGAAGCAAAAACGTAATACTATCGCCACTGATATGCGTGCTCTACACGATAAAATTGGCGATGCGACCTGGACCGATGAGCAGCGCACTCAGTGGAACACTGCAAAATCTGAGCTGGATTCGCTTGATGAGCGTATTTCCCGTGAAGAAGAGCTGCGCCGTCACGATCAGAATGTAATTGATGAGCAGGAGCCGGAACAGCGCCAGCGCCAGAACACCCCTGAGATGCAGGCAGAAGAGCGTCGCGCTGCTGCTTTTGACCGCCTGCTGCGTCATGGCTTTGGTGAACTGACGGCGGAAGAACGCCAGGCCGTTAAAGAGCTTCGCGCTCAGGGCACCACCCCTGACGATAAGGGCGGTTATACCGTACCGACCCAGATGCGCAATACCATCATTGATGCAATGAAGGCCTACGGCGGGATCGCGAGCGTTTCTCAGATTCTCAATACCTCCAACGGTCAGGATATTACCTGGTCCACATCTGACGGGACCGCTGAAGAAGGCGAACTGCTCGCAGAAAACAGTGCGGCCAGTGAAGGTGATGTGACGTTCGGCACCGCGATCCTGGGTGCTAAGAAGCTGTCATCCAAAATCATCCGCGTTTCTAACGAACTGCTGCAGGACAGTGGTGTAGATATCGAAGCATACCTTGCGGGGCGTATTGCGCAACGTATTGGCCGCGGCGAAGCTAAATATCTGGTGCAGGGCACGGGGGCTGGCGCACCGTTGCAGCCAAAAGGGCTGGCGGCTTCAGTTACCGGTACTGTTTCTGCGGCAGCAGCAGCTACATTCACCTGGCAGGAAATGAATAGCCTGAAGCATGCAATCGATCCGGCTTACCGGGGTGGTCCAAAATTCCGTTGGGCATTTAACGACGGGACGCTTCAGGTGATTGAAGAGATGGTGGATGATCAGAAACGTCCATTGTGGCTTCCTGATGTTGTTGGTGGCTCCCCTGCGACAGTTCTGGGTATTCCGTATGTAATTGATCAGGCAATTGATGCTGCGGCAGCTAGCAAAAAGTTTATTTTCCTGGGCGATTTTAACCGCTTCATCGTTCGCCGGGTTTCCTATATGACTCTGAAGCGCCTGGTTGAGCGTTATGCAGAATACGATCAGACGGCGTTCCTGGCATTCCACCGCTTCGATTGTGTGCTGGAAGATACGGCAGCCATCAAAGCGCTGGTGGGTAAACCGGCCTAAGCATAATTATTCATCCTGTTTTATATGATGCCGCGAGAGCGGTTTTTTTATGCCCGTCATCTGACGGGCACGGAGGTTTTATGCTTCTGACACTGGAAGAAATTAAAAGTCAGTTGCGCCTGGAGGACGATTACGACGATGAAGATGAGCTGCTGACACTTCTGGGCGGTGCGGTTCAGAAGCGTACAGAAAGCTTTCTGAATCGAACGCTATACGATGCTAATTCAGGTGTTTCAGATAATGATCCCGATGGACTGGTTTTAACCGACGATATCAAGCTTGGGATGCTGCTTCTCGTAACGCATTTTTACGAGAACCGCTCATCGGTATCCGAGGTTGAAAAAACAGAAATGCCACAGTCTTTCAACTGGCTCGTCGGTCCTCATCGGTTCATCCCATTATGAAACTGAGACAGGCGCAAACAAGTGCGACATACCTGCTACCCGATCCGGGGGAGCTTGATAAACGGGTGATACTCAGAAAACGGGTTGATGTCCCTTCTGCTGATTTTGGTACCGAATCTGAATATCCGGTGGTATTTCCGGTCTGGGCTAAGGTAATCCAGACCAGCGCGACGACATACCTGGAAACGGCTCAGACCGATAACGTGATCACGCATTACATCACCATTCGCTGGCGCCGCGGAATTACCAGCGATTTTGAAGTGGTGAAGGGAGATGAGGTGTACCGCGTGAAACGTGTTCGTGATCTAAACAGTAAACGACGGTTTCTGCTTCTTGAGTGCACCGAACTGGGTTCATTTACAGAAAATACCGGGGGGAATTCCAGTGGCGGAACCCTTTTTACACGTTGATTTTCAGCAGCCGAACGAAATGCGCTTCAACCGCGCGCGTGTCCGGCGTGCCTTTGTCACCATCGGCCAGCGCCATATGCGCGACGCACGCCGTCTGGTGATGCGTCGCGGTCGATCTGAACCAGGTGAGAACCCAGGATACCAGACAGGCCGCCTGGCAAAATCCATTGGCTACATGGTGCCAAAAGCAAGTGGGCGGCGACCCGGTTTTATGGCACATATTGCACCGAACCAGAGGAACGGGCAGGGTAACCGGCTCATCACTGGCGATTTTTACCCGGCATTTCTCTTCTACGGTGTGCGCGGTGGCGCAAAACGTCGGCGCAGTCATCACCGTGGTGCTTCTGGTGGTAGCGGCTGGCGTCTGGCCCCGCGTAATAATTTCATGGTTGAGACACTCAACAAAAACAACCCGTGGACGCGTTACTACCTGACGCGTGAACTGAGGCTATCACTCAAACCGGAGAGGCGACGCTGATGAAACTGGCCCCGATTATTGCAGCACTACGGGCGCGTTGCCCGGAATTCCAGAATCGTGTAGCAGGTGCTGCGCAGTTTAAGGACTTGCCGGAAGTCGGAAAGATGAAACTGCCGGCGGCTTATGTTGTTCCCGGCGATGATTCGCCAGGGGAACAGAAGAGCCAGACTGACTACTGGCAGGATTTAACCGAAGGGTTTGCCGTCATTGTGTTTGTCAGCAATGGCCGGGATGAACGCGGTCAGTTTGCCTCATATGATGTTGTTCACGATGTGCGACAGTCACTGTTTAAAGCGCTCCTGGGCTGGAATCCTGAAGAGTGCGGAAACCCGATCATCTATGCAGGTGGTACGTTGCTTGATGTGAACCGGCATGAACTGAGCTACCAGTTCGACTTCACTGTATTGAATGAGCTGTCAGAAGATGACACCCGCCAGCAGGATGAACTGAACGATCTGGCTGATTTTAAAACGCTGGCGATTGATGTTGATTTTATCGATCCGGGACATGGCCCTGATGGGGAGCCCGAGCATCACACAGAGATAACTCTTCCCTCCTGAGGAAACCCATGTTTGTAAAACCCCAAAACGGGCGGTCAGTACCTGACCCTGCCCGAGGCGACCTTTTGCCTGTTGAAGGGCGAAATGTTGAAGAAAGCAGTTACTGGCTGCGCCGGGAAGCCGCTGGCGATATCAGGCGCGTGAACAAAGTTAAACAGAAAAAGGTGGAAACCAATGACCGTTAGTTTCAGCACTATCCCGGCAAATACGCTGGTGCCACTGTTTTATGCTGAGATGGATAATTCGGCGGCAAATACAAGTCAGGAGTCAGCGCCGTCGTTGCTGCTGGGTCACGCAAACACTGGTGCGGCAATTGAGCCTGATTCGCTGGTACTGATGCCATCTGCTGATTATGCGAAACAGGTTTGTGGTCCCGGTAGTCAGCTTGCACGCATGGTTGCTGCGTATCGTAAAACAGATCCTTTTGGTGAGCTTTACATCATTGCTGTCCCTGAGCCAGCGGCAGGAGTGGCGGCCACGTATACCCTGACCGTAACTGGCGCAGCAACTGAGAGCGGCACGGTGAATGTTTATGTCGGGCGTACTCGTATTCAGGCGGCAGTTGTAAGCGGTGATGATGTTGAGGCTGTGGCATCGGGCATTAAAGATGCAATCAATGCTGATCCGACATTGCCGGTTATCGCTTCGTCTGCTGCTGGCGTGGTCACTCTGACAGCGCGTCATAAAGGGCTGAGCGGGAATGACATCCCCGTGGTTCTGAATTATTACGGTTACGGTGGCGGGGAGGTTTTGCCCGCAGGCATAGCTGTAGCCGTCGCCGCAGGCACTGCCGGAACGGGGGCTCCGGTACTCAACGGTGCTATTGCCGCCATGGCCGATGAGCCGTTTGATTATATTGGTCATCCGTTCAGCGATTTGGCTTCGGTGAATGCATTTGTCAGCGAAATGAACGATACCAGCGGTCGCTGGAGCTATGCGCGCCAGCTTTATGGCCACGTTTATACCGCAAAACTCGGAACGCTTTCTGATCTGGTTGCCGCAGGCGATCAGCTTAACCAACAGCACATCACCCTGGCCGGGTACGAGAAAGAAACTCAGACTCCGGCAGATGAACTGGCAGCCAGTCGCACCGCACGTAATGCGGTCTTTATCCGTAACGATCCGGCGCGTCCAACCCAGACAGGTGAACTCGTGGATATGCTACCGGCACCAAAAGGGAAGCGCTTCACGATGACCGAACAGCAGTCTCTGCTGTCGCATGGGATTGCAACGTCATACGTTGAAAGCGGCACGCTGCGCATTCAGCGCGACGTTACAACGTACAAGAAAAACGCCTATGGTGTTGCCGATAACAGCTATCTCGACAGCGAGACGCTGCATACCAGCGCTTATGTCCTGCGCAGGCTGAAATCGGTTATTACCAGCAAATATGGCCGTCATAAACTGGCGAACGACGGTACGCGCTTCGGTCCTGGTCAGGCGATTGTTACCCCGGCTGTTATCAAAGGGGAACTGCTGGCGGCCTATCGTCAGATGGAGCGTGCCGGGATCGTGGAGAACTACGATCTGTTCAAGCAATACCTCATTGTTGAGCGTGACGCGACTGACCCGAACCGGCTCAACACTCTGTTCCCACCTGACTATGTTAACCAGCTGCGAGTGTTTGCGGTCGTTAACCAGTTCCGCCTTCAGTATCAAGAGGAGTCCGCATAATGGCGCGCATTGCAGGTACCTGTTATTTCAAAATTGATGGCCAGCAATTATCCATGACCGGCGGTATTGAGGTGCCGATGAATACTAAGGTCAATGATGATGTCATTGGCCTTGATGGCTCGGTGGATCGTAAAGAAACGCACCGCGCGCCCTATATCAAAGGCACCTTCAAAGTGCCGAAAGATTTTCCGGTCAACAAGGTCACGACCTCAGACCAGATGACCATTACAGCCGAACTGGCAAACGGTCAGGTTTATGTCTTGTCGTCAGCCTGGCTGCACGGTGAAGCAAACCACAACGCCGAAGAAGGTACGGCGGATCTTGAATTCCACGGTGAAGAAGGGGATTACCAGTAATGAAAGAAATTAAACTCAGTAAATCAGTTAGTGCTCATGGTGATGAGCTCCATGTGCTGGAACTGCGCGAGCCGACGGGAAAGGATGTTCGTGAGCTCGGCTTCCCATATACAGCAAGTGGTGATGCTGGTGTGAAAATGGATGCAGGTGTAATTGCCAAATACATTTCACGGCTGGCCGGTGTTCCACCAAGTTCAGTTGATGAAATGCAACCTTCCGATCTGAATACTATCAGTTGGGAGATTGTGGGTTTTTTCCTCGGGAACTCAGCGCAGGACAACTCCTGAATCATTATTTTGATTGCGCCAAATATTGGCGCATCAATCCACTTGAAATGCTCGACGAACCGTTTTCAGTGCTCGGCTTATTTGCAGAACAGGCCAATCGCATAATTCAGGAAAATAAAAATGGCTGAATTTGAACTGAAAGCCCTTATTACTGGGGTAGACAAACTCTCTCCTGCGTTGTCTTCAATGCAGAAGAAAATTAAAGGTTTTCAGAAGGGCATTAAATCCAGCGGCTTGGGTGATTTTTCTGTAGGTGATCTGATTGGTGGCGGCGCATTTGCCGCCCCATTTATTGCAGGCGCGAAAGCTGCTATTGATTTTGAATCGCAGATGGCTGATGTTCGCAAAGTTGTCGATTTTGATACACCAAAGCAGTTCGCTGAAATGGGGGAAGACATCTTAAAAATGTCGGATCGCCTGCCAATGGCCGCGAACGATATTGCAAAATTGGTGGCGGCCGGCGGACAGGCTGGTATCGCGCGAGAAGATTTGAAGCAATTTGCTGAGGACGCCCTGAAAATGGGGGTCGCCTTTGACCAGTCTGCGGATCAATCTGGCGACATGATGGCGAAGTGGAGAACGTCATTTAAGATGACTCAACAGGAAGTTGTTTCTCTTGCGGATAAAATTAACTACTTGTCGAACAATGGCGCAGCTAATGCTCAGCAAATATCTGACATCATCACCCGTATTGGGCCACTTGGCGCGGTTGCCGGTATTGCTTCAGGTCAAATTGCAGCGTTAGGGGCAACCTTAGCTGGTGTTGGTGTTGAGCAGGAAGTTGCAGCTACAGGTATTAAGAACTTCATGCTGGCAATTACTGGTGGCTCAAAGCAGCAGCAGGAAGCATTCCAGTTCCTTGGGTTTAACTCCAAGAAGCTCGCCGCTGATATGCAAAAAGACGCCCAGGGCACAATGCTGAAGGTTCTCGAAAGTATTTCGAAACTGGATAAGGCCAGGCAGCCGAAAGCACTGAACGCGCTCTTTGGCAAGGAGTCTATTGGCGCAATTGCACCGCTGCTAACGAACCTCGACCTACTGAAGAAAAACTTCAATATGGTTGGAGATGCGTCGCAGTATACCGGCTCAATGCAAAAAGAGTATGAAGCTCGTGCGGCAACAACAGCAAACCAGTTACAACTCTTACGAAATCAGGCTATACATGCTGGTGTGGCGCTTGGTAATGCGCTATTACCACAGATTAATGCTAGCGCTTCTGGGCTAATGCCTCTTATTCAGAAATCAACGGATTTTGTATCACGAAACCCAGCCATGGTTCGTGCGTTGCTTGGCGCTGCTGCTGGCTTTGTGGCGCTTCGCGTCGCAGTGGCGGGAGTTAGTATGGCTCTGAAAGTTATGTCGTTCGTCGCTAGCGCTTCGCCAATAGGTTTAATTATCCGAGGTATTGCACTTGCAGCAGGGTTATTAATTGCGAACTGGGATGTTGTCGGCCCATTTTTTAAAAACATGTGGGAAGCAATATCGCCTTACTTCGCTACTGGTTGGGAGCTTTTTAAAACCGTGTTCGGCTGGACTCCCTTAGGTCTGATTATTAATAACTGGGGCCCTGTCGTGAAGTGGTTCCAGGACATGTGGGAAAAATTAAAACCGATCATTGAATGGTTCACTGATGGCGCTAGCGATGCCAGCGTTAGTATGAATGCTTCGCATTATGGCGCTGGTGGGTATGGGATGTATGGTTCAGGCACACCATACCAAGAATATAATCAATACAGCATAAATAAAATCCACAGCAAGCCAGAAGCAACAGTGACTGTAGACTTTAAAAATGCTCCAGTCGGAATGAATGTTACTGGCACAAAGTCTTCTGGCATCGATGTAAACCATGATGTTGGTTACACAAGAATTGGGAGAATTGGAATGGGTGGGTGATCATGCTTGACCAATAGAGCCATTTGTATGATGGTTAGCGTGAATGTAAGCACTCAAAACAGGGAATGGAAATGAAATACAATTTATTAGCTGTTGGGCTGCTGATGGCTTTGCCGCACTTAGCAATTGCGAAAGATGGTCTTGCCTCCTCATTTGTTAATGAGACTAAAACTGCAGCTGATGGAAATGGTGAGATAAACGCATCAATTGATATTGATTGCCCGATCAAGTCGGCTAGTGGGAAAATTGTAGTTTCGAATGTCTCCTATGATATTAATAAGTCAGTTGGAGCTTTTGTTTTTAAAGACTCAGGAGAAACCCCTGCCCAAATAACATCAATTGTCACCATGTCACCTGATGATAATTTTATGTCTGATGAAGTTATCGGTATGAGTTATATCTTTAAAATGCCAAGCGGACAGTTTTTTGTTGATATATTAAAGAAGGGGGAGGTAAGGGCTGGTGTTAATAAAAACGGTGAGTCTGGGATAAAATGGATTAACTGTAAGATAGTAAAACCTTCATGATTTCCTCTACATTCAAATAAATCCCGCTGCGGCGGGTTTTTTTATGCCCGGAGTTTATATGGCGTGGAAAGATCGGCTGGTGGATGCGTCGTTTCGTGGCGTTCCGTTCAAAACTGAAGACGAGAGTCTAACCGCTGGGCGGCGCGTCGAAACACACGAATTTGTGAACCGTAATAAGCCCTATACGGAAGACCTGGGTAAAGCAACTTCAAGACCTAAATTTTCTGGGTATGTCATCGGCGATGACTGCTATGAGCAACGTGACAGACTAATTGAGGCTCTCAATAAGCCGGGGCCGGGGACCCTTATCCATCCAGCATATGGCGAGATGAGCGTTTGCGTCGATGGCGAAATTAACGTGAGTTCATCCAGCAGTGAAGGGCGCATGGTGCGCTTTGATCTTCGTTTCGTTGAGGCTGGTGAACTAACTTATCCGACATCAGGGGCCGCTACGGCCAACACGCTGGTATCTTCCTGCTCTGCTCTTGATGACTGCATCAGCGATAACTTCGACCAGTTTGGCATGGACGGAATGCCTGATTTCGTCCAGAGCGGTGTGATTGACGATGCGACCAACATGCTGGGCTATGTCTCTGACAAAATGGTGATGGTCGATTCTGGTATTTCCGCCGCCGCACGGCTAATGCAGGGGGATATCTCTGTTCTGCTCCCGCCGCCATCTTCAGGCAAGGGCTTCGTTGACCAGCTGCAGGCAATGTGGCGTTCGGGGAATCGGCTCTCTGGTAATGCCAGCGACCTGTTTACAATGATCAAAAACTTTTCAGGTGTCTCCATGGGGAGTGATCTGGCACCGCGTGGCGTATGGAAAACGGACAGCAGGACGACACAGAGCCAGAAACAGCAAAATAATTATGTTGCCAGCGCGGTTCGCACAACAGCAATAAGCGAAGCGGCTTATGCTGTCACGACGTTACCTGCTCCAGTTGTCACGACAGGCGAGCAAAGCCAGCAGTCCACTGGCTGGCCTTCTGTTACTCATCCTGAGCTGAATAATGCTCCTGATGAAGCGACAGTTGTCGACGTGCCTACATGGGATGATCTGGTCGATATCCGTGACACGCTGAATACTGCTATTGATAAAGAACTATCCCGCACGACCGATGATCGTTTGTTTCTGGCTTTGCGCAGAGTGAAGTCTGACCTTAACAACGACATAAAACACCGCCTGATACAGACCCAAAAGACAGTTATCAGAACGCCTGATGAGGTAACTCCTGCACTGGTTCTGGCGGCAACCTGGTTCGATAACGCTTCACGGGAATCTGACATTGTCAGGCGCAATGCTGTGGCTCACCCGGGCTTTGTGCCGGTAGCTCCGCTGAGGGTTCCTGTACGATGAACGATAACGTGACTCTCCGTGTTAACGGTCGTGAGTGGGGGGGCTGGACGTCAATTCGTATTGGTTGCGGGATTGAGCGTTTGGCCCGAGATTTTAGTGTAGAGATTACCCGCCAGTGGCCCGGTGGTGATGGTGTTGCGTCACTTCAGCCCAGGGTTAAAAACGGCGACAAGGTTGAAGTTCTAATCGGTGTTGACCTGGTGGTTACCGGTTGGGTTGAAGCAACGCCGGTTCGCTATGATGCGCGATCAATTAGTGTCGGAATTAGCGGGCGGAGCCTTACCGCCGATCTGATTGATTGTTCCGCTGAGCCGACTCAGTTCAATGGACAATCCCTCGTTCAGGTAGCATCGGCGCTCGCCAGACCTTTCGGTATAGCGGTTGTAAACGCTGGTGCACCGGGTGGCGCTATTCCCGGTGTACAACCCGATCACGGTGAAACGGTTATCGAAGTCCTCAACAAGATGCTTGGACAACAGCAGGCGCTTGCCTACGACGACCCACGAGGCAGGCTTGTTATCGGCGGCATTGGTAGCACGCGGGCTAATACAGCTCTGGTGCTGGGTAAAAACGTTATTTCCTGCGATACCGAGAAAAGCATTCGTGAACGTTTTTCAACCTACCAGGTATCGGGGCAGCGTGCCGGAAACGATGATGATTTTGGGGCTGCGACAACAACGGCGCTTCGCGCAAAAACAACAGACGCATTAATTGGCCGCTATCGTCCCATGGCAGTACAGCAGACGGGCCAGTCAACAGGAGCCAGTTGTATTGCGCGTGCTGAATTCGAGGCGCGCCAGCGAGCTGCACGTACCGATGAAACCACGTACACAGTGTGGGGCTGGCGGCAGGGTGACGGTTCACTGTGGCAACCAAACCAGCGCGTTATCGTCTATGACCCCATTTGTGGCTTCAATAACCGCGAGCTGCTCATTTCTGAAGTGTCATTCACTAAAGACAACAACGGCACAATAACCGAACTACGTGTCGGGCCGCCGGATGCCTATCTGCCAGAACCTGAAAATGACAGCAAGAAGCGTGGCAAAAAACGGAAAGTCAAAGAGGACCCGTTCTGATGAACGTGATGCAAAGTCTGCAAAGGCAACTGTTAGGACTCATTGGCCGCGCTGTGGTGAAGAGTATCAACGCGGCTTCTAAGTGCCAGATGATAGATGTTGAGTTACTGGCTGGGCAGCAAAAGGCGGGCATTGAGCACCTTGAACCCTATGGCTTCACTTCTCGTGCAAAAGCGGGTGCTGAGGCTGTTGTTCTGTTTCCTGACGGCGACCGTTCTCACGCCGTTGCGATCACCGTGTCCGATCGTCGCTATCGCATGAAGGGGCTCAAAACGGGAGAGGTCGCTATCTACGATGACCAGGGGCAGTCAGTCACGCTGACACGCGCCGGGATTGTTGTTGATGGTGGTGGCAAGGTGATTACGTTCAAAAACGCGCCTAAAGCCCGCTTTGAAATGGATATTGAGTCAACGGGCCAGATCAAAGACCTCTGTGATACTTCTGGCCAGACAATGTCGGCGATGCGTGTTGCTTATAACGGGCATAAACACAGAGAAAATGGGCAGGGCAATAACACCGATACACCTGATAAACAAATGGGGGTGTGATGGAGCTTTGGCTTAAGGTAAATGGGAAACGGGTAAGCGCCGGTTCTCAGCTTGACCCGCTAACCCGCGCTGTAGTGATTTCTTTATTCACCCACCGCCGCGCCGATCCTGATGATAACGCTGATGTTCCGATGGGGTGGTGGGGCGATACCTGGCCGGTTGTCGCGAACGACCGTTATGGTTCGAAATTGTGGCTACTCCAGCGGAGCAAGCTCACTAATGCCCTGGTGAATACCGTGCGTAACTATCTGCGTGAAGCTCTTCAGTGGATGCAGGATGACGGTGTGGTATCTCGTATCGACATTGATATCCAGCGAACCGGTATTAATGAGCTGGGGAATACGATCGTCCTCTGGCGCCGGGATGGTCCGGTAACGATTTCTTTTAACGATCTGTGGAGTGTAATCACCAATGGCGGACAGTGAATTTCAGCGGCCAACATTGGCCGAAAACATCAGCATGATCCGCACAGACCTTTTTGCACGCCTTGACATCAATGATGAGCTTCGCCGCATGGATGAAGATGTCAGGGCCAAGGTTTATGCCGGGGCGCTGCATACGGTTTATGGCTATATCGATTATCTGGCGATGAATATGCTGCCTGATCTTTGCGATGAGTCATGGCTTTATCGGCATGCGGCGTTGAAACGCTGCCCGAGAAAAGAGGCTGTGTCCGCATCAGGTTTTATGCGCTGGGATGGCGTAACGAACGGGCTCAAAGTGAGTGCAGGATTGGTAATTCAGCGTGACGACCTCGTCCAGTACATCGTTCAGGCAGACGCAATAAGTGCCGGTGGCGTGCTTCGTGTACCCGTTGTCTGCAGCATGACAGGTATGACCGGAAATATGGATGATGGTGAGGCGCTCTCACTGGTTACGCCGGTTAACGGACTTCCTTCCGGCGGCATGGCCGATACGATCGCTGGCGGTTTTGATATTGAAGACCTTGAGGTCTGGCGGGCACGGGTTCTGGAACGTTACTACTGGACCCCGCAAGGCGGCGCTGACGGTGATTATGTTGTCTGGGCAAAAGAAGTGCCTGGCGTAACACGCGCGTGGACATACCGGCACTGGATGGGGACGGGAACGGTTGGCGTTATGATTGCCAGTAGCGACCTGATTAACCCGATTCTTGATGATGCAACAGTTGCTGCGGCTCAGGCACATATTGAACCGTTGGCACCCGTAGCGGGTTCAGACCTCTATGTATTTAAGGGGACGCCAAAAACGGTCAACTACACCATTGACCTGAACCCGGATACTCCTGAAATACGCGCCGCAGTTGAGGCCGAGCTTCGTTCATTCCTGCTGCGTGACGGCTATCCGGAAGGGACGCTTGAGCTGTCCCGTACAAACGAGGCAATTTCTATAGCCGCCGGTGAGTACAGCCATAAGCTACTTTCTCCAACAGTTGATACGCCAGTTGCAAAAAATGAACTGGCTGTACTGGGGGTAATAACGTGGGCGTGAGTAATGATGATTATGTCCAGTTACTGAGTGCGCTGCTTCCACCCGGACCTGCATGGTCAGTTGACGATGTTGCGATAAGTGGCGTAGCGCCTTCTTTGCTCAGGGTGCATCAGCGTGCTGATGAACTCATGCAGGAGTTTGATCCGCGTACCACAGCAGAACTTATTGGCCGATGGGAGCGGTGCTGCGGTCTGCCTGATGAATGCATACCATCAGGCACACAGACGTTACGGCAGCGACAGCAACGGCTGGACGCAAAAGTTAATCTTACCGGAGGAATCAACGAAGATTTCTATCTTCGTCAACTGGCCGCTTTGGGGAAGCCCGGCGCCACTATCACGCGCTATAACAAGGGACCTTTCAAATGTACGTCGTCGTGTATGGATGCGACCTATTCAACTGAATGGCGTTATTACTGGCAGGTAAATATGCCTGCTTCAACGGACGCCACCTGGATGACCTGCTCAGACAATTGCGAAACGCCCATTCGTTACTGGGGTGATACTGTTGCCGAGTGCGTTATCAATAAACTTTGTCCGTCCCATACCTACGTAATATTCAAATATCCGTAACCGGAGACATTATGCATCGTATTGACACACCTACTGCGCAGAAAGATAAATTCGGCGCGGGCAAGAACGGCTTTACTGCTGGTAACCCCCAGACAGGAACCCCGGCCACAGATCTTGATAACGATTATTTTGATATGTTGCAGGAAGAACTAGCGGGAGTTGTAGAAGCAACCGGCGTTAATCTGGATAAATCAAAACATAACCAGTTACTTACTGCCATGAAGGCGCTGCTGTTAAGCCGTGCACATCCTTTTGCAGATATTAAGGCAGACGGAGCTGCAGCAATTGCAGAGGCTCTCTCAAACCTTGGTTTTGGAAGTTTTCCTCAATACCAGAACTTGGGTGCGGGACAGCACCTCTTTGCGCATGGTTCAGGGGGAACTAACAGCTCAGGAATTGTCGATATCGTTTTCCCGAAAGCGTACACAGCTACAGATAACCTTAATGTTATAGCAACCGCGACGGCGGGCACTCCATCAAACTATATCGTTACAGTCGGGACTCCAACGTTAACTGGTGTGCGTATTTATATAACTGGTGCGAACGCAGGAAACATACCGGCACCAATGGCAATCGGATTTAACTGGTTCGCAACCGGGAGATAATTGATGAAAGTTTTTTACAGTGCCAGCCAAAACGGTTTTTATGATGATAACCAGACTCTTCCTGCAGATGCGGTCGAAATTGCTGAGTCGCTCCGAACTGAGTTAATTAGCGCCCAGAACATAGGTGGCGTAATTAGGCCGGGAAGTGATGGGATGCCAGTGATCATCCCATCCGCAGATTATGTCCCGGAATTAACTGAAGAAGAGCAGCGGTGGTTTGCTGAATCCAAAAAACAGTCACTGTTGTCAGAGGCAACCAATCGAATTGGACCTCTACAGTACGCGGTCGATGCAGGCAAAGCGACGGCTGAAGAGGCCGCCGACCTGATAAACTGGCAGGACTACCGGCTTGATTTGATGCGGGTTGATACGTCAAAACCTGTCTGGCCTACGCCTCCGGGGGAACAAGCCAGTTAACATGCCCAGTGTGTCATGATCCCGCTACAGCACGTTTTTACAATCAAGCTGTAGCGGACAGAATTTTATTCACTGACTAACCAGAACTCAGCCTCTTCAAACATTTCCTGAACAGTCCGACTTATCTGTTCTTTCTCATGTTTGCTGGCGTCAGTGTTGATCGCCGGCAGCGTCATCATCGGTTTAACCCGGACATCAGCATCGGGGAAAATCCGGTGAACCCTCTTACTCAGTTCGCCCAGAATGATGTCTTTTGCACCGGGAAGACCATCAAAATTCCTTTTGTCATAAACGAGTTCCACGAACATTGATTATTGCCTCTTTACTGGATGGATATACAGTATTTATACTGTGTTTTTATCCGGTATTCAAGAGAGGGCGTAAACATGGGCTTTCCTTCACCTGCGGCTGATTATGTTGAAAAAAGGATTTCCCTCGATCAGCAACTCATCAGGCACCCCGCAGCGACTTATTTCATGCGGGCATCACGTTCACATTTCAGGGAAGGAATACTCCAGGGAGCGCTGCTGGTTGTGGATGCGTCACTTACTGCTTGTGATGGCTCGCTGCTGATATGTGCGATAGACGGGGAATTCAGGATCAAGCGATATCGGACTCACCCTCAGCCCCACCTGATAAATCTGGAAAACGGGAGAAGGGAGGCGCTGCCAGTAGATGATGGCGGTTACAGTTCTGCACCCGCTATATTCGGGGTCATCACGTACATCATTAATGATGCCAGGAATGCGGAGTTTGATGATTGTCCTGCTATATAATAAAAAAAGGCCCTGGGGGAAACCAGGGCCTTTGCTTAATGAAGATTAACCACGATACTTAGAAACTGGAATCTTGATCGGAAAGGCTGAAAGACCTTTCTGATGAGCGAAGATTCGCTTACCCTTTACAGTAATAAAAGGGCGATAAATAGTGATATACTCTTCGTTACTGGCGTTTGTAATACTCATGTATAGGTACCTTTAAAGTTTCGCTGTTGACAAAACCTAAGGTAAGCGTATACTCACAACCGCCAAGTTTTTCGTATTCGCTTACGATAGGAGAAGCCAGCGACAGCGGTTCGCTGGCTTTTTCGTTATCTTTTAACATTTTTTCTCATCCACGTTTCAGCTGCCTGCAAGCTAACCCCGAATGTTATGCTAACGTCCTCAGCATTCATCGCTGGAGAGACTAATCTTGCATCTATAAGGAAATGGCTGGCAAAGACATCTGCTTGCCACTCACTGTCCTCATAAATTTTGTGTCCACCATTGCTCTTACTACGAGCGTATGCTCCTTGATTGCGGTGCATAATCAGATGACCAATTTCGTGTGCAACAGTAAATCGTGCATGATTTTCTCCACAACAGAGGGCATCATAAACAGACTGTTGCAAAACAATCTTGTTTTTGTCTGGGTAAGTTACTGCGTACCGTTTAGGCAACTCGTGATCTTCCACAATTTCAAGGTCGATGCTTTCTGAGGCCATAAGACCTTCTAGCAATACATCCAGTCTCAGATATGTATGATTCGATATCTGAAGAACATCCCTCAAACGCTGCGCATAAGATTTAATCATGTCATTGCTGAGAGGTGAAACGCGATGGCCAAGTTCTCGTTTCGCAATAGTCATCATCTAGTCCTTTAACATTTTGTTGAGTTTATCAAGCTGTTCAGGACTCAGATCTTTGAACTTACGGGCAAAGACAAGCATCAATTCTTTATTCTGATCCTCTGCATCGGACATATCGACTTTCAGTGATGGTTGAGAAATCTCAGCCTGTTTCCTAAGGTCGCTGGCTTCTTGACCACTTAATCCGAATGCAGCAGCTACTGAATTTACTAATGAGTCAGGTATGGCTCGCTTACCTAATTCAATGGCTGACAAGTAAGCTGAGCTCACCCCCAACATATCAGCCATATTCTTGAGTACCATACCCCGGTCTATTCTCAGTTTTCTGAGAGCTTTACCAAAGCTAGTTACCATGTTGTGCCTCCTACAAGTCCTGCTTACTTTATACTGAAAGCCAAACCCAAAATCAACAAAATCTGTAGAAATTTTTAAGCTCAACGTGTGCACTTAATTTACAAATTTTTTTCTCAAAGTGCAATGCTTAACCAAAAATAACTATATATTGTATGTACGTTGGTTTTTGTGCCTGTATATAGTTCACTATCAACCACTATCTTTCAGAACCATGCATTGTGTTTACAGCAGTTCTGGGGAAGAAGAACGGAGAGGTTGGCGATGTGAATGTGATTGTTTTTTGAACTGTTCGGGGTTGGGTGGAATTCATCCTAAGTATTCGATTTTTCAGTTTTGTAGGAAAATGCGACTTATTACTATACCCATGACAATTTTGCTGCCGACGGTATAATCAAAAAAAACTAAGGAGGGGTAGCGTGCAAAAAAACTTGTTACAACTTTGCTACGAAGGGGAGTGTGGCGAAAATTACATTCGTAGTATGAACGAAAAAGGACAGCTTTTTGTTTCACTCTCGGACGTTTTGAAGACTCTTTCAGCAGAAAACAGAAAGCTTGATGGTAAAACATCCCAAAGTCTTATCACTGTTCTTAAAGCAGTAATTAAGACGCTAGATCCAGATGAATTCAGAAACGTTCCTCTTATTGTAGATGGCGAGACAATTTCTGAAACTTTCCTCACTGAGCCAGGTTTATACAGGGTCCTTGCTCAAGATACGACGGCAGCAGGGAAAAAATTCCAGCGCTGGCTCTTTCATAGTGTTCTGCCCTCAATTCGCGAGTTTGGTGTTTATCCGCCCCCTCCTAAGCAGGAACGTTCGGAACTGAGTGCTTTCGCAAATAGTCTTCAGCAAACAGTTCAAGCTTTAGTGATGGAGATTGAAAGGCGTGAAGAACTCGAGAGCCGGGTAAACCAGGTTGAACTAAAAGTTAACTCGTTAGAAAGTTTAAGGGATTTATCAAAATTCAGGAGTGTTCCGCAACGCCTGTTAGAACTTGGCCTTGAGGGATACTCTGTCGAGGAGATCTGGCAGTGGTGTGAGAAACTACGTAGCGAAACTGGTGCCGAGAAGATTAAATGCCCTTCAGGGATTAATATCAACACTTGCTATCCATTGGCCCTGGTTGATGAAGCAATCACACTGTATCAAAAAGTTATCGAGGCAAGAATTCGACTTTGA